TCCCAATCATTTTCAATAATCAAAATTTTAATTTCTACGTTTTTCATTTTTTATTCTCCTTTATCTTTTTACATCTTTATTATATCATATAATTAATAATTGTCAATACCTATTTTAATATTTTTTTAAAATAAATGAAGGGTTCTCAACCCTTCAATATTCTTGTTGCTTCAATAACAAACCTGCTCGCATAATTCTGACAAGCATTTCTTAGGAAATTCTTATTTCTCGGATTCGGCCATTTCCTCGTACCGAACTCATTGTACTTGGCATAATGCACATTAGAACCCACATACACCACATGATGGATACCTAGTTTATAATTAATAGACTGCCTCAAAGTACCACCTTTGTAATTCGGTATGCCTGTTGATTCGGGCGTACCTGAATGAATAGACTTCTTCGCAAGGTTAGTTACTTCCATCCCTGCTTTCGTCAGTATTATCTTTTCCTTTTTGTCTAATTCGGCAAATACTTTGGGCGTATTATCAATCAATTTATAACTAGTCATACCAACTTTCCTCCTGAGCTACTTGCAAAGCCGCTTCTGCCTTCCAATCCTCATATGTCATGTTAGTATCATTTACCCGCTCCGAGCACACACTCCAATCAATATCCGATAAATCGTCATCAACCACCGATAACATATCGCACCTGCAATTCATAACCTCATCAAGACTGCCGCTTGAATCGCCGGGAAACATAAGACCGTTTGAGAATGGTTCATCTGTTTCTTTTGTTTCACCGTCAAGAAGAACGTGTGTAGGCCTCGTCCTATCATCTGCAGTAGCCAGCCACTGCTTCTTCACTTTGATTCCTAATTCCTTCGCTCTCTCTATTGAATCCAACGAACCCATGTTCTGAGCACAAGTCATAGCCGTCCTTGCTCTCGAATACGCTACATTAATGTTCATGTGCGCTATCGTCCTGAACCTATCTCTTAGTTGGAACAGATCCTCACCCTGTAATACTGACTGCAATACCTGACTGTTTACGTTCTTGATATTCCATGCAATATCCTTTGTTTTATTCATTTCCATCAGCGGTAAAAGCAATCTATCTTCCTTGATCAACTGTCGTACAGTTCCTTCCTTGACCAAAGCAAATGATGTATTAATCTGAAGTTCCTTTTCTATCTTGAATGTTTCATACGCAAGGTTCTCAGCATACGTTCCAATTATTTCTTTGTTAGCAATCTCGCAACAACGCTCATTAATTGTTAACATATCGTTCGCCAATTCATCCGCCAGTTGATTATACCATATGCCACTACCGAACCGATTCATAAACCAATTTTGGTAAAACTCCTCCGAGATTTCATTACGCTCCAACTTCTCAAGCATACCATCTATTTCATCTTTGTGCTTTTCAAAATAGTTGCGTGCCTTGTCCTCCAACTCATTTATTGCCTGCCTGTATTCCTTTTCAAACTTCTTCTTGATTAATACAATATGTTCATCTGTGTAGTTGCTTCCATACTCACTCATTATTCTTCACTATCTGCAGGCTGTTCCGTTGGTTCTTTCTCAGGCTCTTTTGGTTCATCATTTGTGAATCTATCAAAGTTATATTTATTAAGTTTATCAATTTCTTCTTGGGCCTTGTCGCCATCACCCAGTAAAGTCAAAATCTTTTGCGTGATATAATCACTTGATAAATACTGTGCCGATTGTAATATCACTTGTACAGATTCATTTGTGTTTGTAATTACATTCCTTGTAAAGGATACCTCATCTTCAATGCCAGCAACTTTAAACAATCTGTAAATAAAGTCTAATACCTGATATTCGAATAAATCTGTCTTTTGGTCTAAAGGATTATATGAAGCCTTGATTTGTGTAGCTGTGATATTTCCGTTCGCAATATTCTTTGTATCAAGTACCATAGCATCTTCATACAGATCGGAACGCAATCTATCTAATAGAGCCTCCCTGCTTGCATATGGAATGTCCATTGTATGTGCTTCTGCAGTAGCTCCGTCATCTTCAACAACGGCTGCATGAACCGTTCTAATTTGATTCAGGAATTTTGCCAAATCCACTTCATCCATACCACCTGCATTGTTTACAATCCAGTAAATCAAACTAGCTTCATCCACTGTATTGCAGAACCCACTCTTGATCAAATCGTATGCATCTATCTGTGCCCTCAGTCCGACCAATTCGGATTGCTTATTGTCGTTTGCATATAATGGAATAATCGGAAAGCTCGGATAATTTGTACCATCAACGATTTCAATTCCGTCTGCTTCGGAAATCTGAACCGATACGATATACGGCCTTTTCTCATTCAATACCTGTCCGAGATAATCCTTTTTCTCTCCATCACGTTTACGCCATATGTAATCTGTATATCCGTCTTCCTCATATAAAGTTGCTCTTAAAGGTTTCGTTCCATCAATCTGCCAAAACCTAACTCCAGCTCTTAATGCTCCTGTGTTCTCATCAAACAATGGAGCGAATTCTAAAGCATCAAACATATCTATATGATCAAGATTAAAGAATCCATACGATACACCAGCTATCAGTGAGTGTTTGCCAAGTTCCTGCAATCTGTTATCAAAGTCTTTCCCCAACTTCAATGAGGTTGATTCATCACCAAATGTAGCTCCGTTGCCTAAAAGATATTGGTTCTCCTGTGTTACAAATCTGTAAAAAAATCTGCTTGCTAGTTTATAGTTTGGCGAATATGTATCCAACACTGCCTCACCTGTAACTCTGTATAACAACTTCTTATATTCATTTATAGTAACGTTTTTGTGTTTGTAATATTCATATGCTACTCGTGCATTTCCGTAATCTTCCGTACTTTCGTAATCATTAATAACAGACCGAACAAACTCTATAATGGTTGCTTCCGATACTTCCCGATTTCTCAATGCCCGCAAGTCTTGATAGGTTTTCATGTCCATACCTCCATAAATTAATTATACATTAATTGATTCAGCTTGTCTTTGCTTTTTCTTTTGATAGATACGGATTAATGAGGCCAAACTGTCTGCCGAATCATCATGCTCTGCATTCTCATTATAGTCGCATATCATATCTATATACGCTTGGTCTGTCCCTTCAACAAACACAACATCCTTCCATTCAAATTTCAAATAGGATGTGATCTTGATGTATTTGTTTTGCGTTTCTGTGTAAGTTGCGACCTTCACACCGCGTTTACGCAATTCCTTTGCCACATATCCTTTGTCTGCATTCAACTCGTTATGTAACTTCTGACACCTCATGTCATTGTGTAATTCTACAATCCGTTCCAATATATCATCAACGTGCTTCCTCCAGCATTTTCCATATACGTACCATTTGCCATTATGTATATTGATTGCCGTGTATGCACTGTAATCCTCTCCATAGTATGCTGAATCTAAATGGTCATAGCCACCTCTAGCTAATTCAATATCTGCTCCAACTTTCGGATTGTCAAAGATAACATCATCATCTGCTATATGTTTCAACTCATAGTTCGCTGCAAATAAACTGGCGGTCATGCCTTCCTTCAACTCTTCTATTTCATCGTCAGAAATCAAGCCTGTATCTTTATACGTCCACCTGACTATGTTCGGCATAATAGTAAAGCAATCTTCTTTGTGCCATGGCGTCCCAGTATTGTAGATCCTTCCGCCTCTGTTCCTGATATTCTGAAGCTCTCTATATATTGCCTTTGTTCGTTCTCGTTCTGCTCGTGACAATCTATCATCAAGCGTAACAATATCGTCTGTAAATATGTAGTCATAATGCTTGCCTGTAATACCACCCTTGATACCCATTCCTATTAATTGGCTACTTCCTCTTGGGTCGTTGGTTAGGTTCGTTGATATTTCCACCTGATTCTCTTTTGTTATGACTAGATCCACTCCCCAAACGATTCTAACTATCTCACTAATAAATTCTGATTTAAGCATCTTTCCAACCTGAGCTATGATTTCTTTTACGGCCGAATCACTTTTACGAATAAATGCAACTCTTTTGTTTGGCTTAAAAATAATGAGCATAAGTAAAACCACAGACACACACGTGGTCTTATACGAACCGCGGTGTGCCTGCAGTGTTCTGTCTTCCTTGCCTGTAAACATATCTTTGAGCCATTCATTATGCACATCCGTCAATAAATTAAACCCTAACGCATATGCTAAATCAACAGGCCTATTTTTTATTTTGTTTAATACTGTTATCCTCTGATTCGTCATTTAAGAATCTCTCAATCTGTTCTCTTGTTTCATCTGAGATATTTACGTGCTCAACTTTCTGCACTGGATCTTGCCCGACTGTACTTCTGATGGTTTCAAATGCTCTGATATTCCCTTTCATTGCTTGTTGGAACAACTTGGCCGTTATGGCTTCAGTACCTGTTATCTTCTTCCCTTGAGCATCTGTATATTCTTTTTCTAGCAACATTTCCAACGCCATTCTTAAATCTTTTCTTCTTCTTCTAGCTTCCGCAGAAGCTTTTCCACCTTTCGAGGCTTCATCAAGGGTGAATTTATGTCTATCTTCACCTTTCACAAGATTCTGTTCATTCGCCATTACTTACTCCTTTTAACACATCAATAACATGGTTAACGGCTTCTTCAAATGGGTTTGTTACAGTTTCTTCTTCGTCCTCTTCATCATCATACAATTCTACGTCTACTTCATCCCTTGTTTTATTTCCCATTTCATAAATGTTGATCGTACAATTTTCAAAGATAAATAATCCGCCTTCGGTCTTTATTGTTTCCATTTATAATTCCTCCCTGTAATTTGTCTATAAACTTTTCTTAGTTCCTGAATCTGAATATACAATTTGTGTTTCTCTCGCCTGTCTTCTGTTTGATACATTTGTTCTTTTAGTTTTTCAAGATCTTCCGCTATATTGAGATCTGTACATATCATACTCATCAAGATCCTTTTGCATTTGATTCAATGCTTTTAAATAATCCCTTTTTAAATACTCTGATTCTGTATTGTTTATGGCCTGCCTAATTCTTTTCATTTCCTCAATATGTTTTTTTCTCATTTTATCCATTTACTTTCTCCGCCTTTTTTCCTGTATAATTCTCCCATCTTTGGATGATAACATCACAATAATGGGGATCAAGTTCCGCCATATAGCATCTTCTGTTTAACTGTTCACAAGCTATTAGTGTACTACCGCTTCCTCCAAAACAATCAATGATTATATCACCTTTATCGCTCATCAACTTTATTGCTTCAGCTGGTAACGCAACAGGGAAACAAGCCGCATGATCTTTTAACTGCGTGTCATTTGTTCCTATTTTCCAAAAATTTGTTATTCCTTTTCCCTTCTTTTTATTGAACCACGCTCTCTTTTGACTCGTTCCAACATAAAACAGTTCTAAATCTCTGTTTATTGCATTTTCATCACCCAATAATAATATATCTTCGTATTGTCTAGTTAGCATTTCCTTTGATACTATTGGCATTCCATGCCCTTTATCCCAAACAATAAGTTCCAAAAAACTATACCCAGTTTCTTTCACTAGTTTATGTATTATCTCTATAAATTCCCATCTTGCATTCTTGTTGTAACTTATGTTCCACATAACATAATCAGTATGGCCCTTCCATTTATTGAATACATTCAAATTGAATTTTATATACTCCTCACTTTTCATGTTATCTGAATAATTTGCGTACATACCTCCGTTCATGTTATATGGCGGCGATGTAAACAACAGCTTAGCTTTTTCTCCATTCATAAGCCGATCAACGGATTTTTCGTCTGTACTATCCCCGCAGATCAGTCTATGCTGGCCAATTTTCCATATGTCACCCTCTTGACATCTAGGTTTTGCTTCCTCAGGAATATCTACCTCTACAATTTCTTTTTCTTCTTCTTCATCAAGTGTTATGCCGAAATCATAAAATTCTGCATCAAAGTCTGTTAGATCGCTTAGTTCCATATTCAATATATCAGCATCAAAATCTGTGTTCATTGTTAGTTTGTTGTGAACCAGCATATATGCCCGCCTTTGTTCATCCGTTAAATTGTCCAAACGAATTATAGGCAGATCCTCAATGCCTAATTCTAGGGCGGCAATCAGTCTTCCATGTCCCTCAATTATTTCATTGTCTTTCCAAACAGCAATTGGATCGTTAAACCCAAATTCTTGAATAGACCTCTTGATCTGCTCAATTTGTTCGGCTGTGTGAATCTTTGCATTGTTCGCATAAGTCTTCAATTCGGTTGTTGGTAAATATTCTATGTTTAATTTCATTCTTCCTCCCATAAACTGTACATTATCACTGGCATATTGTTTCCCTTCATTCCTAATATATTAAAATCAACCCATTCAATAGCATCCATTCTACTGCATGAATCCATCTTCATTGTTTCCAGCACAAGTTTCGAATAATCATACACAAGCCTGTTGTCGTCTGTTATTCCTATACAAGCATTGTCATAACCGTCAAACTGAATAATGTCCTCATCTGTGTCAAATCCTCTTTCCATTAGTTTATCATAAATAGTCATAATTTTAAATTGCAACAATCCTCCTTATTAAAGTTTACATTTTGCTTCCAATATTCATATGCTTCCGTTTCATCTTCACATAACGTCAGTTCTTTGAATCCTTTTAAATTTTGTAAATATTGTTTCTTTAGTTCCAACGGCATATGCCTATACCCATTTTGTTTTACTGTGTATTCAGAATAATCTATATCGAACCATTTCTGAATCCATGTGTTCACCCGCAGAAATTCAACTAACGCTCTATCAATTCCTAATTTATTTAATTTGTTAACATCCATATATTCAGGAATATACGGCGAGACCCTTATCTGTACATCATATCCTAATTCTTGGAGCTTTAATATTGCTTTCACCCTCTCGCTGGGAACACTAGCCTTTTCATATGTCTTTGATAATTCATCATCCAATGTAGTTACCGTTATTTGGATATGTGCAAGATCCTTGTCTAATATTTGAATATATTGATCATCTGCAATCAACGCAGACTTTGTTACGATCAAATAGTGAATCCTTCTCCTGTTTAAGAGTTTGATTGTCTTATACGTAACCCTGTGTATCTTTTCAATTGGTTGAAAACAGTCTGTCATTCCTCCTAACCTAACTACTGTTCCTTTTGGTGTCTTTCGGATCTCTTTTGAAATTTTTGAAATATTTCCTACGCTGGGACTTTTTGGATTCCATAGTTTTCTGAAATCCAGTAACGACTTTGCGTAACAATAACTACAATCATGGGTGCAACCGCATCCATATGTATCCAGCCTAAAAGGGTAGTTGCATTTACTACCCTCATTTCCACCTACTAATTTTCCAATTACATTGTAATCGTTCAAAACCCGATCGCCCTCACTTCCTTCAATAATTCAAAATCAATTCCTAATTCTGTTCTGCAAAATATAGCGAAATCATTTGAGTATGGATCATAGCTTTGTATCTCAGCTATGTACCCTAACGCATTTGATAATGCGATCAAAGTATCATCCATAAATTTCCGCCTCCTCTTTCTGAATTAGAATGTCTAATTCATCAAGTTTTTTGCGTAACTCTTTCTCTCTGCCTATAGTTTGCTCATTTGGATTTTCCAACTTTCTATCATATGCTTTGCTCCAAATTTCCAACAAAGCTATATGTGCTAGTTTCATGATTTCATAATTTGTCATCTTTCTTTCTCCTCCTAAAATCGGTGTTGAAGTGTTATCGCCTCACTTGTTGTTTTTATTCTTCTACGTATTCTTCAATTCTGTCAACATATACACTAACATATTTTGTTGTGTATCCTACGATTTCTGACAACCCTGAATTGTCGGTTTCCAATTCCCATGTTCCAGTTTTTCCGAATCCAGCTTTTCTTCCAGCTGTGAACTTGTGCCCTTCAGCTGTTATGATGTGTCTAACATCTGTCATAACACCGTATGTTGTGTACTGTGCCAGTTTCACGTTTCTTCCTTCAATGTGTTTCTTTACTGTTACTCTACAAGTTATTTCTTTCATTTTTCTTTCTCCTTTTCCTCTTTACAATATTATTATATCATAAATATTATAAATGCCAACACTTTTTATTCTTTTTTTTAATATTTGTACCTCCTGACTTTGCAACCGTTGCATTCTCCAACTTTATCAAAGTTCGATCTCCCATATGTTGTTACCTTGCTTTACTGTTATACCTTCATTTCTATCATAAACAAACACATAGAACTTCTCTCCAATAAATACTGTGTACGCTCCCGAATCCTGCTCCAATAGTTCTGTGATCAGGTCTAATTCTATTTCAGGATTCTCTTTCATAAATTCATTTAACGTCATTTTTATTCCCTCCAATCAAGGCGGATATTAGATCCGCCTTTGTTATTCTTTTGTCCAATAATTTCCTATACATCCATATGTACTATTCCAAATGTCATTGACTTTTCCATCAATAATAGCAACCATATGATGCCCTCCTAAATGGCATACAATTCTTCTTTCATCATGGTTTTCTTGCAATAACTCGCAGAACTCTTTGCCAGTATATTTTGTGTTGTCGGCCTTTCTAGGCTGTTTGTGTTTCTTCCAGCCTTTTTTCTTGAGGTATGCTTCCTCTCCTTTTTTGTCATTCAAGGCATATCCTGTTTCACACATTAATTCAGCCATCTCCATGACTGTTTCATTGTAATCCTGATTCATGGCTGTGCTGAATGCTCTGAATACACAGTCACCTGTGATCCTGCCTTTTGGATTTGCGTTGAAATATTTAAATGTTTTCGTATCAGGATACTTTTGTTCTCGTTTCATTTTTCTTCCTCCTTTATCCTTTTTACAATTTCATTGTATCACGAATATTATAAATGTCAACACTTTTTATTCTTTTTTAAAAAATATTTGTAATATCTAACTTTATCGCCGTACCTGTTTTCTGATTCTATCGTTTCTGATTCAATATCATATCCTCTTTGCCTCAGATCATGAATCCGTCCTGATAGCCTTGTAACACCCAAAACATTAAATGCCTCCATAGTTGTGATGCTTCCAAACGTTTCCATGTATTTTAATATCCTTTCACATTGTGACATAGCTTCTTCCTTTCCGCATATTCTTTCAATCCAACCGATCCTGCTTTTATATTCTCCATATCCATAATGTTACACATACTAATTCGAAAATGTACAATGATCTATGAATCAATTTTTTTGTGTCTGCAAACCGTCTAGCCGTTAGTTCAACCAATAACGAAGTTATAACACATTTCCATAGTACTAAAAATAAGTTATTCATTTTCTATTAAAACGCTTTCCATTCATCCACATCATGCAATTCCCAGTCCTCAGGATGATCTAAAGTAACACCACAATCTCCACCTATTTCTAATGGGCAACTCTCACAAGGTTCACTGCTTTCACAAACACTTTGCAAAATCTGCAAAGCCTTAAAAATTTCTTCATTTGTTGGTTTCATCATTTCAACTCCTTTAAAAACTCGTCAAGTGGATAATGTTTGCCTGTTTTTGATACGTTCGAACCTGTATCCAACACACCTTCACCATTGTGTCTTAATAGGTATATGCCTCTGCTATCTAATTTTCTAACAATATACTTCTCACCGTATTCATCCTTAACTTCATCACCAACATGGATTTCTTTTTCCTCTTGCTCCTTCTTTTCATACTCAATGATCTTGTTGTAAGCTTTTTCTATATTTCTGAATATTTGCGTCCATGTCCAACCGTCAAACAATTCACTTAAAACGGCCGTATTATTTTCCTCCCAATATTCACATATTTTGTTGGCTTTCTCCTGCATTGACTGTTCGCCATTTTCAAATCCTTCATTATATGCTTCATATTCGTATTGAGATTCTGATTCTTCTTGTGTCAGATCCTCACATTTTTCTTTCAGCT